GACACCATCGCAGAAGCGCACATGTGGGCGGTGGATGGCGTGCTCAACCCGTCGCTGGCCCGTGACATTATCGAAGGTATCCGAGCCAAGCTGCGCAGCCTGAAAACTCAGGGCTACATCATCGGTGCAGACTGCTGGCTGGATGAGTCGGTGAACGATAAAGACTCCCTGAAAGCCGGGAAGCTCACTATCGACTACGACTACACGCCGGTGCCGCCGCTTGAAAACCTGATGCTGCGCCAGCGCATCACCGATCAGTACCTGCTGGATTTCTCCAGCCAGGTCAGCGCGTAAGGGGACACCATGGCTTTACCACGTAAGTTAAAACACCTGAACCTGTTCAACGACGGGAACAACTGGCAGGGGATCGTTGAGTCTCTGACCCTGCCGAAATTCACCCGCAAGTTTGAGAAGTATCGCGGCGGCGGTATGCCGGGCGCGGTGGACGTGGATATGGGGCTGGATGACGGCGCACTGGACACGGAATTTTCAATCGGTGGCACTGAACTGCTGTTATTCAAGCAGATGGGCAAGGCCACCGTTGACGGCATCCAGCTGCGTTTCACCGGCTCCATTCAGCGTGACGATACCGGGGAAGTGCAGGCCGTTGAGCTGGTTGTGCGCGGGCGCCATAAAGAAGTGGATTCCGGCGAGTGGAAAACCGGCGAGAGCAGCAGCACCAAAGTCAGCAGCACCAACAGCTACGCGAAGCTGACCATTAACGGTGAGGTGCTCTATGAGGTCGATCTGGTCAACATGGTTGAAATCGTTGACGGCGTGGACCTGATGGAAGAACACCGTAACGCCCTCGGCCTCTGATTAACCTTAACGGCGCGGGAAGCCGCGCCAGTATTTCATTAACAGGAAACGAACATGAGCGACAAGCTGACTGAAAAGACCGTAAAACTAGATACCGCCATCATGCGCGGTAAAACTGAAATTACCGAAATTGTGCTGCGCAAGCCGCAGTCCGGTGCGCTGCGAGGCACCCGTCTGCAGGCCATTATGGATATGGACGTGGGCGCGATGATGACCGTGATCCCGCGTATCTCTACCCCGACGCTGACCGCACAGGAAATGGCAGAGCTGGACCCTGCCGATCTCACCGCGTTGTCGGTTGAGGTGGTGACTTTTTTGTTGAAGAAGTCGGTGCTTGCCGGTTTACCGACAGCCTGACGGTTGATGATCTGGTGGCAGATATTGCCACCATCTTTCACTGGTCGCCGTCCACCACTGACGTTATGCCGCTGACTGATGTGCTGGAGTGGCGGCATAAAGCGATTCAGAGAAGCGGGGCCAGCGATGAGTGACAACAACCTGCGCCTGCAGGTGATTCTTAATGCGGTTGACAAGCTCACCCGCCCATTCCGGTCCGCGCAGGCCAGCTCAAAAGAGCTGGCAACTGCGCTTCAAACTACCCGGAACAGTTTGAAAGAACTGAATAAACAGGCCGGACGTATTGATGAATTCCGTAAAACCCGGTCACAGCTTGCAATCACTGCAACAAATCTCAGTGCTGCACGCGAAGAAGCCGCAAAACTTGCCATGCAGTTTGCTGCAACAAATCGCCCAACTGCTGCTCAGGCTAAATTATTTAGCCAGGCAAAAAACCGTGTGCAGGAACTGCAGCAGACCTACAACGGCCTGCTGGGTTCGGTACAACGGCAGCGGCAAGCACTGAAAGAATCCGGCATTGATACTAAACAGCTCAGTAGCGCCCAGCGGGAACTGCGTAAAAATGCCGACGAAACCCGGCAAGCGCTGGAACGTCAGCAGAAATCCCTGAAACGCCTGGGCGAACAGCAAGCGAAAATGAATGCCGCACGTGAGCAATATTCACGCCGTCTTGAGGTAAGGGATCGCATTGCCGGGGCAGGGGCAACCACCACGGCAGCGGGTCTGGCAATGGGGGCGCCGGTCGCGGCAGCAGTGAAAAGCTATGCCAGTATGGAAGACGCCATGAAAGGCGTGGCAAAGCAGGTTAACGGTCTGCGGGATGATAACGGCAACCGTACTAAGCAGTTTTATGACATGCAGGCCGCTATCAAGGCTGCCAGCGAACAGCTGCCGATGGAGAATGGCGCTATCGACTATGCCGCACTGGTAGAAGGTGGCGCGCGCATGGGCGTGACCAATCAGGACGATCCCTACGAAGACCAGAAACGTGACCTGCTGGCCTTTGCCAGTACGGCGGCCAAAGCGGCCACGGCGTTTGAACTGCCCGCCGATGAACTGGCTGAAGGGCTGGGTAAAATCGCCAGCCTTTACAAGGTGCCGACCCGCAATATCGAGCAGCTGGGCGATGCGCTGAATTACCTGGACGATAACGCTATGTCTAAGGGCGCGGACATTATTGACGTGCTGCAGCGTATGGGTGGCGTGGCTGACCGCCTGGACTTTCGTAAGGCGGCGGCGCTTGGCTCCACGTTCCTGTCTCTTGGCGCTGCGCCTGAAGTGGCAGCCAGTGCTGCAAATGCGATGGTGCGCGAGCTATCTATTGCTACCCAACAGAGCAAAAGTTTCTACGAAGGAATGGAGCTACTGAAGCTGAACCCAGAGAAGATCCAGAAGGATATGACTCGTGATGCGATAGGGACTATCCAGTATGTGCTTGAGAAAGTTAACAGCCTGCCTAAGGACAAGCGGCTTAGTGCAATGACGTTAGTATTTGGTAAAGAGTTTGGTGATGATGCAGCGAAACTTGCGAACAATTTGCCTGAGCTCCAGCGACAGCTGAAGCTGACTGCTGGGAGCGATGCTAACGGATCAATGCAGAAAGAATCTGATATCAACAAAGACTCTTTATCTGCGCAGTGGTTGTTGGTGAAAACTGGAACGCAAAATGTTTTAAGCAGCCTGGGTGAAACACTGCGTGCTCCGCTGATGGAAATCATGGATGCCGTCAAGCGCGTTACTGGTGTGATGCGCCGTTGGGTAGAAGCCAACCCGGAACTAGCGGGCCGGTTAATGAAGATTGCCGCCGTGGTGGCATCGGTGACGTTGGCACTCGGAACACTGGCTATTGCGATGGCAGCTGTTCTGGGGCCGCTGGCATTATTGCGCTTTGGGATGAAATCGCTGGCTATCACTGGGCTGGGTCGGTTTGGTCCACTTCTTGGACGGTTAAGCCAGGCATTTACATCATTTGCACCCGGTTTATTCCAGTCCGGCGATGCACTGAAAAAATTGCTCGGGCTGTTTTCGGGAAATGAAGCGGGCGAAACGGTTAACTGGATAAGCCGTATCCGAGAGGCTCTCAGCGGCGGCGGGGATGATGACGGTGGCGGTATTCTGGATGCGTTCCGCGACGGGGCACTGGATAAAATCAAAGAGCATGCCCAGCAGGCGGGTGAAAATCTGGTGTCCTCTTTTCGTAACCCCGGCGAAGCGGTCCGCCTGCTCGGTACGAAAATTCGCGGGCTGGCAAGTGCTGCCTTTGCACCGTTGGTTACTTCGGTAAGGGGGGCTGGGGGGGTGATTAGATGGCTCGCCATGTCACCGTTTGCGTTGTTGCGTGCAGCTCTGGTGGGCGTTGGCAGCGTGCTTGGGGTATTGCTCAGTCCGATAGGTCTGGTTGTGGCTGCGCTGGCTGGCGTGGCGCTGGTCGTCTGGAAATACTGGCAGCCGATCAGCGCATTTTTGGGTGGTGTGGTGGAGGGATTCAAAGCCGCTGCTGCACCGATATGTGCTGCCTTTGAGCCATTGCGACCTGTTTTTCAGTGGATTGGCGACAAGGTGCAGGCTTTGTGGGGGTGGTTCACTGATTTGCTTACGCCGGTTAAATCCACTTCCGAAGAACTGAACAGCGCAGCTGCAATGGGCCGCAGGTTTGGTGAGGCACTGGCGGAAGGTCTGAATATGGTGATGCACCCGCTTGAGTCTCTCAAGTCAGGCGTGTCGTGGTTGCTGGAAAAACTCGGCATCGTCAGTAAGGAAGCGGCAAAAGCAAAACTACCTGAACAGGTTACACGACAGCAGCCTGCTACGGTGAACAGTGACGGTAAGGTGGTGTTGCCGCCTGGCGGATTTCCGTCGATGGGGTTTGCAGGCATGTATGACAGCGGTGGCACGATCCCGCGTGGTCAGTTTGGCATCGTTGGGGAGAACGGCCCCGAAATAGTGAACGGTCCCGCAAATGTGACCAGCAGACGGCGCACTGCTGCGCTGGCTTCCGTCGTTGCAGGCGTTATGGGCGTAGCGGCAGCACCTGCAGAGGCTGCTCCACTACATCCTTACAGTCTGCCTACTGTGGCATATAAACAAAGCCAGCCAGCGAAATCTGCCAGCGCGCCGCCAGTGGTGCACTTTGAAACTCATGCGCCGATCACTATCTATGCTCAGCCAGGGCAAAGTGCGCAGGATATTGCCCGTGAAGTTGCCCGACAGCTTGACGAACGCGAGCGCAAGACCAGGGCTAAAGCACGCAGCAATTTCAGTGATCAAGGGGGATACGAATCATGATGATGGTACTGGGGTTATATGTCTTCATGCTGCGTACAGTGCCATATCAGGAGCTGCAGTATCAGCGAAGCTGGCGACACGCAGCCAACAGTCGGGTGAACCGGCGACCATCAACGCAGTTTCTTGGCCCGGATAATGACTCGCTGACCTTATCTGGCGTACTGCTGCCGGAAGTCACCGGGGGCAGGCTGTCATTGCTCGCGCTGGAGCAAATGGCAGAGCCGGGCAAAGCATGGCCTCTGATTGAGGGAAGCGGGACCATTTACGGCATGTTTGTGATCGAGAGCCTGAGTCAGACAAAAACAGAGTTTTTTGAAAGCGGAATGCCTCGCCGTATTGAGTTTACGCTGACCCTGAAAAGGGTTGATGAGTCGCTGTCTGATATGTTCGGCAGTCTCAGCGATCAGCTCAGTAACCTGCAGGACTCTGCAACGTCTGCGATAGGTAATATTAAAAATACGGTTGGAGGGTTGCTGCAGTGAATTTTAGCTCTGATCTTTTTGACCTGAACAGCAGAAGCCCGGCTTTCAGTATCACTATTGAAGGTAAGGACGTGACCGCCGCGCTGGATGCGCGCCTGATGAGTCTGACGCTGACCGATAACCGGGGTTTTGAGGCTGACCAGCTTGATCTGGAGCTGGACGACGCCGACGGGCAGATCGTTCTGCCGCGACGTGGTGCCGTTATTCAGCTGGCGCTGGGGTGGAAGGGCCAGCCGCTTTTCCCAAAAGGGGCATTTACGGTGGATGAGATTGAGCACAGCGGTGCTCCTGATCGTCTGACTATCCGTGCCCGTAGCGCTGATTTCCGTGAAACCCTCAACACCCGGCGCGAAAAGTCATGGCACCAGACAACCGTTGGCGATGTGGTAAAGGAAATCGCAGCACGGCATAACCTCAAAATGGCGTTGGGTAAAGACCTGACGGGCAAGGCACTGGATCACATGGACCAGACCAATGAAAGCGATGCCAGTTTCCTGATGAAGCTGGCGCGCCAGTATGGGGCGATTGCTTCCGTTAAGGATGGAAACCTGCTGTTTATCAGGCAGGGGCAGGGAAGAACGGCGAGCGGAAAGCTGTTGCCGGTTATCACCATTGAACGTAAAGCCGGTGACGGTCATCGTTTTACCCTGGCTGATCGTGGTGCTTATACCGGTGTAATTGCCAGCTGGCTGCATACCCGCGAACCCAAGAAAAAAGAAACAACTAAGGTTAAGCGCCGCCGGAAGAAAACCACCGCGCCCAAAGAGCCGGAAGCAAAACAGGGAGATTACCTGGTTGGAACGGATGAAAACGTGCTGGTACTCAACAGAACTTATGCAAACCGCAGCAATGCAGAGCGAGCGGCAAAGATGCAGTGGGAGCGCCTGCAGCGCGGGGTAGCAACATTCTCCCTGCAGCTCGCAGAGGGAAGGGCTGATCTGTATACCGAAATGCCGGTGAAGGTGAGCGGCTTTAAACAGCCCATTGATGATGCCGAATGGACCATTACCACCCTGACGCATAGTGTCAGCGCAGATAATGGTTTCACTACGACTCTGGAGCTTGAGGTAAAGATAGATGATTTAGAAATGGAATGATAATGTTCACAAAATGGATGTTCGTGTATCATTATGGGATTGCGGGTAATGACTTGGGGAGAAACGGATATGATGAATTGTCCGAAATGCGGACACGCGGCACATACTCGCAGTAGTTTTCGTGTATCAGATAATACGAAAGAGCGTTATTGCCAGTGCCAAAACATAAACTGTGGAACCACTTTTGTTACTCATGAAACCGTAGTGCGCTTTATCGTAACACCCGGACAGGTCGATCATGTGCCTCCGCACCCTTTAAACAGTGGTCAGGGACACATGAATTTTTGACAAACTAACCCGCTTCGGCGGGTTTTTTAATGGTGGCAGCTTATTTCCTGCTGCCATTTTGCTGCCAATGATGAAACCATAAACAAAAAAGCCACTCGCTAGAGTGGCTTAATCATATGATTTTAAAGCTAAAATTTGGTGGCCCCTGCTGGACTTGAACCAGCGACCAAG